CTCGTAATTACATCATCATAATCTACCAAGGCAAGATTATTTATTGCGATAACATAACAACAATTACCAGTATTTGAAGTAAAGTTATCAGAAGAACCGAAAATTCTAGGATTCTTAATAACACCCAATTGGCGGAAATCGTTATTCAAGAAAGTATCAGAGGTTTCGTTTGCGAGAGAAACCGTCAATGATAGACTCTTAGCAAACAACTCTTTCTGTGGGTTGGAACCATGTCCACCATACGGTGAAAGAACTGCTCGGAAAGAAGCGCCATTACCTGGAGATCCCTCTGCAGCATTAACAACAGAGATTTCTGCAAAACTATAACCAGATCCTGGATTTGTTATGGTGACAGCAGTAACGACGCCATCAGTTAATGTCAGTGTTGCTTCTGCATCTTGCCCATCACCAACAATAGAGATCGACGCATCACCTGTGATATAACTGTTACCACCAGTGAGAATTACGATTCTATCTATGGTTCCAGGAGTCGCTGCTGCTTCAACGTTTTCTTGTGGAGTTCCACCTTCAGTGAATCCAAGAACAGCAGATGCTGTTGCGGTTTCATTGATTACTTTTGTATAGGTTAAACCAGTCAGAGTACCAGCAGTAGTTACGATTGCAGCACCCGCAGAAGTTTGAAGGGTAAATCCTGTGACGTTTGGTGAGGTACCAGTTATAGCAGAAACTTTATATGTGGTTCCTGATGTGTATCCAGTAATAGTGCCTGTACCTCCACGTGTACCAGTAATTAAAATGTGACTGCCAACTGTTAGTGTTGAGTTGCCGCAAGTAAACTGACCACCAGTCCCGCTTGTTGCAACAGTAGCAGTTATAGTGCCAGGAACAGGAACGAAACTAACATTCGCAAACGAAAATCCAGATCCAGGTTCGTTTACTGTAACTGAGTCTACCTCGGAAGCAGATGCACCCGTTCCCAAAACAGCAGTCGCTCTAGCACCAGCATACCCAGTCCCACCATCGGTTACTGTGATTCCTGTAATTACACCACTAGAGATAACTGGCGTAGCAGTGGCACCAGAACCCGCACCACCCAAAAGGGATACCGTAGTTCCTTCGAATGTAAGTGTATGTGAACTGCCAGTACCAAGAGAAGTTAGATCAATCGCAGAATTATCAGACGTATATGTCAACCCAGTCGGTGTTCCTGCTGTTGTTACAATAGCAACATCAGCCTCAGTTTGCAGTGTAAAGGCAGTAACGTTTGGTGATGTACCAGTTACAGCAGAAACTTTATAAACAGTATTAGTTGCATAACCAGTAATAGTGCCTGTACCGCCTAATGTGCCAGTAATTGTAAGACGATCACCAACTGCTAGAGTTGTAGCAGCACAAGAAAAAGCGCCAGCAGTATTAGTAATTGCAACACCAGCAATATTTTCATATGATCTAGTAAGTTTAATTGTATTCGCACCTTGATAAATCACATAATAGGGTCTATTATTCGTTAGACCACCAATAGAAGTTCCGCCACCATTTGAATATGTCACGAGATCCAAATTAGTAAACCCATGGGCAGTTATGGTAAACGTATCACTTCCAACTGAAACTGCAGCAGAAGAAGATCCATTAAAAGTTTTAGAAACTTGAGATCTATAACCCGTTCCACCATTTGTTACGATAATTGAAGAAACAATATCGACACCAGAACCATTTGTTGTGCACTGAGAGAACGCAGAGGCATCTTGACCAGTTGTACTGTCGATAATTACCGATGGAGAAGTTTTACCATCACCTTGAATTACCACATAAGGTGCAGTTGAATACCCAGATCCGCCAGACGTAACAGAAATATTATCTATGAACCCGTTCACATCAAACTGCGGTTCACCAAGACCTGCCATTTTACGAACAGGAATGTGTGTTGGAGTCAAAAACTTGGTGACATCACCTGTTTCGACCCTAAACATAAATTTCCAAATATACCCGTCTGATGTTTCAATCGTATTAGTATCTGTTCCTGTTGGTTTTACTGTACTTTCAGAATCTTCACCATTGCTGATACATTTGTATACGTTGAAATCATCGGTGATAACATAAAATATCGCAGTGTTTAGTGTAGTTCCCCCCGAGTATGGTTCGATTAAATCATCGTTAGCATCCGTTTCACCATATGCATCATCATATTGATCGTATACTGTACCCAACGTCCAGTTATATCTTGGTGCCATTAAGACCGCATCACTTGCCTGTATTCTTTTGACAAACAAAGTGTTTCTATGGGACGTGTTTGAGTATGACACAGAGTCAATTGGTTGCTCTGGATCTTCTTCGTCCGCCCATTCGAGAGTTCGGGAGACAAAAAAATAGTAGTAGTCGTTCTCGTTATAGATGTCACGATAAACGCTTCTTGCTATTTCTTGTCTTCCCTGTGATCTTAAAATAAGTGGCATGTTATCTTACGATACTGTAACCGTCCAAGTGATTGTCATGCTGTCTGACGCACCCTTGTTGATGACAGCAAATTCAGTGCGGCAAAGCATTGTTCCACTGGTAAGAGCATTGAAGATACCTGCTTCAGTTACAGCACCAGTACCTGAACCAGCATCAAACGTTGCAACATATGCAACAGAATTTGTTGTTACTGTTGTTGAAGTCAGAGCAATACGTGCACCAAGAGCACTTCCTAGAGCAGTATCACCTGCTGCTGGGTCTACTGTACCTGAACCAACACCCATGTGTGTCATAGCAGTAGCAGTAGCATCCTTCATACGCGATGCGATATAGTTAAGACCAGTAGTAACAACGAGGTTAGGAACAGTTACTTCTTGCTTAACATTACCTGCTTCATCGCGAAGAACAATATGTAGTTCGCCCTTAGTACCTTTTACGTTTTCGATTAGTTTCATTTGATTTACCTTCTTCTTAGTTAAAAATAAGTTGCTTGACCCACAAAGTCCGAACCGAATGCACCTTCAACATAATCTTGTATGTTTACAATACCACTTTCAGTGACAGTTACTGTTTCGAATAGTCCTTTGAGTATATTTATAAGCGATTGTTCAGTTGCCGCAATAGATTCTATTGTTTCAGCATCATTTGCGACGATTAATAATTCAGTGGCACCTGCATTGTCAGTTTTAACCAGATATGGAATTACACCGACTAAATCAGTTGATGTTACAGAATCATTTAAATATTTATATAGATGATTGGTCGAATTTTCCGCTGCTGTCACCACTTCTGCTTGGGGTTTTTCGATACCAGCATTGGCATATTCATTAGATATTACGGATTCTGTAAACGTTCTATAATACTCTACGGTTCTACCAAACGATTCGGTTGCAATAACAGCATCTTCACCTGCTATATGTTCGAATGTAGTTCCTCCGACGGAAACATAATAACCAAATGGCATTCCAAACCCAGAAACAATAGTAATAACACCCTCACTATTGATACTAATAGTCATAGTATAAACACCACCACCGCTAGTTATATCAAAGGTGGTGCCATAAAGTGCACTGGCGTTATCAAACGGAGTAACATAAGAAGGTGTTATTACTTTCGAAACTGCAAATACATTTGCTTCAGAAGCCGTTGCTGCATCAGCAAGAACCTTTGCGAAATCAACTTCAATCGTTTCTTCAGGATCCCACGCAAATTCCACACCACTATAGTCTGGCACCGCCCAGAAATCTCTAGTAACCCAAACTGGATCCTCTACAAGAGTTTTACCGAAACCAACCACTGTGGTTTCTGAGGTGTAGAATGCTTCATTAAACACTCTGACATATTGCACAACACGGGCGAACGAATCGACCATAGAAGTAGTATCATCTGCAGGATTATAGATACCAACGTCAAATAATAGTTCTGTTGCATCAGATAGAGTTACAGAATCACTTAGAACCTTATATACGTGAGAGGTTGTAACATCAGATTTAGTAACAGTATCGGTAAGAACTTTATAGAAGTGAACAGATCTAGTTGTATCGTTAAGCACTATGACATCAATAAACAATTCATTGAGTACCAGAATTTCGAGAACACCAATGTAATCAACCATATCGATTGTCTGGGTGATCAGCAATTCACCAAACACTGCCATACCAGCAGGGTGAACTGTTTTATTAATCAGAGGCAACCATGTATTCGAGGTCACACCAGACTTAATCACATACGAGTAGTTCTGATAATAAAGATTGTCTTGTAGTTTGTTGATGTTAGACAACATACCACGAGAATCTTTAAATCTTCCTGTCTTAACAAGAACAGCACCAGTCGTAAAGGCAAGAACTGCTTCACATCCATTCGGAGATGTAATAGTTGCCTCGAATTCTTCTTGCTCGAAGTCGAAACCAGTATTGAAGATGGTAACAGCAGTAACGCATCCTGTTTCGTCAATCGAGGAAATTCTGACCGACGCTCTGTTATCACGACCAACGAGTGTATATGATGGATCAAAAAATGGTTCGTCTACACCATCGTTAAATCTACCAGCATCGTATGTTCCATAATCGGTAGGATTAGCAGCGATAGCACTAATCAATCCTCCCGAAACCGCCGACATAGGTGGATCGATTACATATGGTCCGACTGTGCTTTGTTCGTCGATTTGATAGATCTGTCCAACTCTAAAACCACAGTCTCCGTCAACACCTTCGCCTTCACAGGAAACAACTTCTACTGTAGACAATTGACGAATTACAAAACCGTAAACTGTTGTAGAATTTGTTGATAGAAAAATTTTAGTTCTAACGGAATCCGTAGAAAAGATTACTTGAATATCTTCTTGGTTTTCAACATATCCTGAACCACCTTCGACAACAGTAATACTAGAAACAGAACCATCTACAATATTCGCACGAAGAACTGCTCCAAGACCAACAGTAGAGTTTGGGTCTAGAGTAATTACTGGTGCTGCAAAATATCCTGATCCGCCATCAGTAACAGGAGCATACAATATGTGACTTCCTGAACCAACAACAGTAAGATCAACTGCTGTGCCAAGTGTAGCATTTCCTGCGCTCGCAGCAAGTTTGATTGTATTAACATCAACTGCTATAACGAAGTATGTATCGTAATTGGTAAGACCAGTTACAATTGTTCCGCCATCTTTATCATAAATAACCACATCACCTGTAGAATACCCATGAGAAGAGATCTTAATAGTATTGTTGGTTAAGTCTATACCCGTTGCAGTCGCATATGTTAGACCTGTTAACTTACCAGCAGTAGTTATAACGGGAACATTAGATTGCGTGGTTAGAGTAAATCCAGTAACGTTTGGTGATGTACCAGTTACAGAAGAAACTCTATATGTGGTTCCTGTTGTGTATCCATTAATAGTGCCTGTGGTTGTATATGTAAGACCTGTTAACTTACCAGTAGCAGTTACGATCGCGGCATTAGATTGAGTAGTTAGAGTAAATCCAGTAACATTCGGCGAGGTCCCAGTTACAGCAGAAACTTTATATGTTGTTCCTGATTCGTATCCAGTAATCGTGCCTGTGGTAACATAAGTTAGACCAGTTAGAGTACCAGCAGTAGTTACAATTGCAGCATTAGCTTCGGTTGTTAACGTGAATCCAGTAACATTCGGCGAGGTCCCAGTTACAGCAGAAACTCTATATTTGGTTCCTGTTGTATATCCAGTAATAGTTCCTGTACCTGCACGAGTACCAGTGATCGTTACGCGATCGCCAACTGCTAGGGTTGAGTTGCCGCAAGTAAACTGACCAGCAGTACCAGAAGTAGCAACAGTTGCTGCTAGAGTTCCAACCGTAGGTGTACCAGCGATAGTCATAAGATCACCAACTGCTAGAGTTGATGCACCACAAGTAAACTGACCAGCAGTTCCGGATACAGCAACAGTAGCAGCAAGAGTTGCAACTGCGTATGTTAGACCCGTCAGCGTACCAGCAGTAGTCACGATCGCGGCATTATCTTCGGTTGTTAACGTGAATCCAGTAACAGCGCCAACCGAACCAGTTACAGCAGAAACCTTATAGACAGTTCCTGTCGTATAACCAGTGATTGTAGCAGTACCGCCTTTGGTACCAGTAATTCTAAGAAGATTACCAACTGCTAGAGTTGATGCACCACAAGTAAACTGACCAGCAGTTCCGGATACAGCAACAGTTGCTGCCAGAGTTTCAACCGCAGGTGTACCAGTAATTGTAAGACGATCGCCAACTGCTAGAGTTGAGTTGCCGCAAGTAAACTGACCAGTAGTACCAGAAGTAGCAACAGTCGCTGCCAGAACTCCTGCTGTTGTAATACTACTAAATGTCTTACTAGTTTCTCCGACTATCGCCTTTATTTGCCCATCAGCAACTAGAGCAACGGCGGAAGCACCAGCACCTGGAACTTTCAAAGGAGAATTTTTAGGTAGTGATACGTTTAATTCGTAAATTGCTGGTGAAGTATACGCCAGTTTCTTTACGCTGGTTACCGTTGTTTCGATAGTCTTTGGGAAAGTCTGAACACCAGTATTTTCGTAATAAACTAAATTACAAATCTTACCATATAGGGTGAATGGATCAACTCCCGCATATGTTAGACCTGTTAACGTACCCGCAGTAGTTACGAGTGCGGTATTAGATTGAGTAGTTAGAGTAAATCCAGTTACATTTGGTGAGGTACCAGTTATAGCAGAAACTTTATATGTGGTTCCTGATGTGTATCCAGTAATAGTGCCTGTACCTCCACGTGTACCAGTAATTACAAGAGTATCACCAACTGCTAGAGTTGAGTTGCCGCAAGTAAACTGACCAGCAGTTCCGGAGACAGCAACAGGCGCTACTAGATTTACATCTGGACCAAGAATTCTAATTACAACGTCTTCTATCCAAACACCATCAGATGCTTTTAAGATGTGAGTTGAGGGGTAAAAGAATTCTACCGTCTCATCATAAAGAATCTTGAACAGAAGTTCGATAGAATTTTCTGCACCCTTAGATTCATAAAAATCACTGATTAATTTTACAAGTCTACGCTGATTAACGAGGACATTCTTCGGAATGTCTACTGCGTATTGTTTTCTAAACTGATCAATGAATGCTTCTAATGTTTTGTCAATGTCAGAATAATCTCTGGCATTTAATAGAAAATTATTTACTTCCCCTGATTGGTCAAGGAAACGGTAATAACCTTCTAGAAAAGTTACGAACCCTGCATATTCATTTTGAACAAATTCAGGGAGTTGTTCCTGAATAAGAAATTCTAATTTGTTTTTGTATGGAAGGTCACCAATAATCGCGACAATAGTAGCGCCCGTCCCACCACCGCCTACAACAGTAACTACAGGTGGAGTGGAGTAACCAGATCCCTGATTAGTAATAGTTATTGCAGTAATTTTACCACCAACAACAGTTGCTTCTGCAGTTGCACCAATACCACCACCACCATCAATATCAATAGTTGGTGTGGTGTAATTACTCCCACCCGAGTTTATGGTAAACCCAATAACAACTTTCTCGTATGATGGTATTAAACTCATTATGTTGTAACCGTTACCTGGAGACCTGAAGTAATATTCGCGGCGGCATTCGCACTACTTAGATCCAATTTTAGCAAAGAGTTTCTGGAAATAGTAGGAATAATTGCACTAGTATAATCTTCGAGAGTGCGTGTTAGAATCTTTGTGGTAATATCCGCTGTAACATTTTGTGGTTTGACGTAAATTCTAAATTCAGTTGCGCCACCCAAAAGAGAGATAAAAAAGCATGACGGTACAAGTATCTTACCAGTACCATATTCTATTGTCCCAAAACTAGAAGACAGAACTATATCAGTCCCAATTTGTTTCAGGTAAATTTTTCCAGTTCCTAGTGGATCGGGTGGAGATTGATCGGGAACGTCCACCATATATACATCATAATATGCACTGTTTAAGAATGTGTTAAAATATGTCGAATGTAAACTATTTGGTAGTAGAGATTGCCCAAAATTAGGATCCAACCTAAACGCAATTTGATCTGTTACAACACCAGTAAACCGTTTATGTAAAGTTAGATCAATCTTATTCGTAATAATCGAATTAGAAGTATCCATAATATCTGCGCTCAATTTTGAATAGTAGAAATCTTTTCCAAGTTTATTCAAATTGAGATCAAAGTGCGAAATAATATTTGTTCTTATTCGAGTAGCAAGTTCGGTTGAAGTCTCTAAAGATTGCTTCTGATCATATTTAGTTGTCGAATCAACACTGATAAATGTATATTCAGGATCAACGAAAATAGGTTGAATCGAGACTACACTTTTTGGTGCAAGAATATCTCTCGAAATTGTGTCTTTGTCAGACTCTGTAATAACAGTTCCCGCAACTGGATCTAGGCAGATAAACACTCTACCATAAATGGGAGGATCATTTATCTCACCGCCCCATACAGAAATAGAATTGATTCCAGGAAAACTTCTTTTGATAAGAGTTGCATAATCATCAGAAGTTACTGCACGATCCCTCGTTGTATTGAATTTGGGAGCATAGAATTTAATACTATCGATGCTCTCTGCTGGTGATCCACCAGAAGCACGTGTGATTGTTGTTATTGTTTTGGTTTCTGTCGACCCAGTAAGAGTAGTATTCATTGAAAAATTAGAGAGATTATTTGCGCCATCTGCAGAACCAACAAAATATTCTACAGTAACGATATTACCATATTCTAATTGTTTACCCAGAATATTATCACCAAACACAATTTGATATAGACCATCATAACCTAGTTCGATCCAAAAAACACTACTGTTGTTTTCGATGTTAAGGTATGTGTCTGAATAATTAAATGTGGTAGTGGTTTCGTCATTTTGAACAGAAACTGTAACCGTCGTAATATCAACATTCTTATTTGGAATGGTAAATGGTCCAGAGAGATTGGTTGTATCTACAAGAAATTCATTCGAAACCCGATTACCTTCAATTAGTTTGACATCATTGAATGTAAATGTTTTAATTGCTCCAACTTCATCAGATACAACAGCAGTATAATCGTCGTCTGGTCTAAATGAAAATATACCAGATGGGGATAAGTCTGTGGGGATTCCCGTCGCAGTAAAGGTGGCGTTTTTAGATAAAAGAAGAGAATCAGGACCATAGTTTGCAACAGCAGTTATCTCAAGATCGATTACCGCTCTTGCACAATGCTGAGAATTGGGTAAGTATCCCATCGACTTTGCAATAGATACAACAGAAGATCTCTTCAATGCACTATCGAGAAACATTTCATTCGCAAGAAGATGCGCAAGCGTAGCATTGTAGTGCGTATTATATGCAAGAACATCGAGGAGAACTGACATAGCAGATCCCTCGAAATTATAATCTGAAAATTGATCCTGAGAAGCAAGATATTCTTTCAGGTTTTGCTTGATTCCCACAAAATCAAGTTCTGTTACTCTAAGTTCTGCCATTTAGCGAGCTCTCTTTAAGAATGTTGAATAGGTAACTGGACCTGGAGTACCAACTACATAGAATCTGATGTTTATATCATATTGATTAAGGTCGAAATTTGGTGACACTTCAACCATTTGAAGATTGCATCTAGGTTCAAACTGTTTGATTAGAAGTGTTATTTGCGATTCTAACATATTCGCAGTAATAAGATCCATAGGTTCAAACAACATCTTATAAATCGGAGAACCAAGAATATAGTTGAACGGTCTTTCTCCGTTGGAAGTTAACAACAATATTCTAAGCGATTGCTTAACTGAATTGATGTCAAACTTCATCCCCACATCACCCGTTCCAGGATGTGGAGTAAAGGAAAGATCTAAATCTTTGTATATTCTGACTGTCTTCATAATACTTATTTATATGCCTTTTTAGTATTTTTTGAAAGTTCCAGGTGCCGAAACACGTTTATGATTATACATGGTAAAGTGCAGATATCTGTTGCCTTTTTCTTTAAACGAGATATGAATCCAATGTCCGCCAGATGGTAGATACTCGAGAAGAAGTTGGTCATATGGAACGTTCTTGACAATCCACGGGACGATTACATCGTGGTATTGACCTTTTGTTATTCCATTGAATTTCATGTCCACTGCCTGCCCAAGCATATGCTGTGAAGTCGTAGAACCACCAGATGGAATATAATCTCTAAATCCTGACGTGAAATACATTCCAGGGAACTTAGTTTTGATTGGATCCAAGCAGTTTACTGCCAAGCAGCGCATGTTTGCAATCATGTCTGCTTTACTGAATCCACCATAATTTCGTAGTTTACCCTTTACCATAACGTCTTTCAGAGTAAACTTATCAGAGATTTTCATTCCATAGTTAATACCATTTGAGATGTTAATATCTGGAAGTTTTACGCCAGACTTGGTTACATTACATGCAGTAGGTGCAACCCTTCCACTTACTAAATTACTAGATCCTTCTTCTCCTGGAATCGCACTATCTTCAATACCAGCAGCGTTTCTATCTGCAATGCCATCTTCGCCATCATAATCCATACCCTTTGCTTCTTCTGGAGAAACACCACCATTACCACCAACAAATTCTGGTTCGCTTGGATTCATCGGTGAAACTGGATCTGCGACAATAGTAATATCAGGAGGAGTCCCATCTGATGCTGTTACTGCAGAACCTGCGCTTCCAGGACTTACTGTAATGACCACACCATCAACATTGGTAGCACCACCACCCTTGACGTTCATAGTAGAACCTGCTTGGATATTTGTCGTATCAGATGCTTTGATGTTTGTCTCTGCGCCGTAAACATTCGCCTTCGCATCGGTCTTAATGTTAATATCAGAGGACGCATCGATATTAATTTTACCATTTGAGAGGATATCAACGCTTGTTGCAGAACCAAGTCTATATGATTTAGAAGTTGCTGAATCAATATCGCCACTCACATCCATCGAATAATCGCCATCGACGCGAGTGGCGAAAGTTCCTTTGACCGCAAGGTTCATATTCCCGCCGACTTTCCAGTCGACGTTTCCGTGTGTGTCAATATTTGTATTACCCCCAACTGTAAGATTACAGTTGTTTGCCACGTAAATATTACAACTACCACCAACGTGAACATTTGCCTTACCCTCGATGGTAATAACACCATTGCGATCGATAACTGTATAACCGTCACCGATAATTTTATTTACCTGTGAACCATCTGGGCGCATTTCTAGAAATGACCCTGATTTGTGGTTTAACGAAACACGTTCTGCATTTGGAGTATCATCGAATTCCATAGTGTGTCCAGATTCACTCTGGTAGGTATGGTTGTATGGATACTCAGCAGCAAAGGCAGATTTCGGTTGAGAAACAGATTCTCCTGTTCGACCAGCAATAGGTTTCGAAGTGGTTCTCTGCGCATCATGCTGTCCATGGATCGTTTGATCCTGTGGTAGTGCTTTAGTTTCTCCTGGATTTTTTCCAACCGCAAGTGCATTAACGTCACCATTACCTGCTTCGAGATATTCCCGCTTAGGATAAACGTTATTTGGATCGTTAAATCCAATACGAGGATTGTTATCTCTTAATCCATCGTTCGTCGGCAGATTAGCAACAGTTGGTTTTGCCTGAGCAAGTGTTGCAGGATTTGGCGCAGAGATTGTTGGAGATCCAGGTTTTGCGTCCAAGAGTTCGTTAAATAATTTGTTCGCAGAAAACCCAACACCAAAGAAGTCGTTGGAGGTTTTCCCGTTAGAACTTGTCTTAATTAATCCATTGGCAAACTTAATCGCTGTGTCAATTCCTTGTCCATTAGCAACTGACAACATTCCTAAGATAACATCTTTGGGAGAGTCTAATGAAATCGCCTTTGAAGATAGAAGGGATTTAATATTTCTATCAAGCAGAGAAACCATTGCATTGTTTTGCGCGAATGGATCGTTTAGAAAACCGCTTCCACCTCCGCCAAGATTAGTAATCTGTTCGATGTGAGTATCATCGATAATTTCTGCGATTTCTTTTTCGTGTGTGTCTATCAACGAAGTAACTGTAGACACTGCAGTTGTCATGTTTAAAATAGTAGGTTCTTGTCTGAATGGGTCAAAAGAAACATCTATTGCTTCATTCACCGCAGATGTTTTTACATCAATCTGTTTGGAAACCAATTCAAATGCAACCTTAGTCGCGGATGGAAGTTTAACTGAATCGGTAATTAATGCAGTAGCAGATTTTACAGCAGACGAAGTAAGTGTCTTTGTTATGGTCTTGACCATTTTATTGGTAGTGCTTGATACTTCGTTATCGCCTGTTGCTGATGTCGTCAAGGCGATCTTAGTCGTAAGACCAGACACTTCTTTAGAAAGAGTGTTTTTAACAGAAGAAACTGCAGAACTAACTGAACCATTTGCAGCATTCACGACTTTGAGAGCAGTTTCTGCTGCACTACCTGTTTTTGCTGTCCAAATTTTTGGATCCGCAAGAGCAGCAAAGTTTAAATTATTACCAACGTTACCAATGTTCGTTGGAATCGGAAGTCCCAATTTATTAAGAGCATCAAGCGCAAAGTTTTTACCGAGATTTTTACCAATCAATCCACCAAGACCAAACTTCGCGAGAGAATCAGATGCCTGTGCTCTAACCCAAGTTTTCTTTGTCAGTATTGAAATACTAGGAATATTCTTTTTGATATTCTCTAATGTTTTTTCGACAGCATTAGGTGCCACAGCACCGACAGTTTGTAATGCCTCTAAATTAAATCCGTATGCCCCAATCTTACCGCTATCTGAAATTGTAGAATGTGATCCACCACCAACGTCTTGTGCGATGGATCCCATCAATTGCTTGACTTCGGTAGCGGAAAGAACCTTACTTATTTTGGTATTATCTAGAATTTTAGATAAATCTTGATCACGCAAAATATTCAGCATTAGATATCGTTCCTGCTCTTAGTGGTCAGAATTATATTTTTGTAAACCATATTTTTGTAAATTTACGTTACGCTGTCAACGTACCGCCTCCCTGTGTGAAATAGGATTTAATTGCTGCAAGACTCTTTCCACCTTGATTATAATTATTTCCAGGCAAACTTGCCCAAATACGTGTTGCACGTCTTGTAGCTTCAGTTATGTTACCTTTCTTTACATAATCCAATGCACCGCACTGCTTCAGTAGTTGTACTGCTGCTAGATCTTGACTAGCAGGACTAAAATCTCGGAGTTTAAGTTTTCTTGCCAATTCATCCCAAGTTGAAGTTAAGAATTGATATGCTCCTGCCGCAGTCGAGTAAATTGTTCTACCACGCACTGTTGCGCTGTTTGTAATTCTAGGATGATCTGCAAAACTGGTAAACAGTTTACCTGTAAACATTAGGTTATACCCATTCGCTCCAGCAGTTCCTTCGCAGTTTCTAATAGTCCACAAGAACGATGCAATATTATCTTGTTCAACATTTCCAGTTTTTGTAGGAGGAGTACCATTAGATGGCGGAATACTATAATCACCCCTACCATCAGCACCACCAGAGGTAGGTGAGTTACCAGATCCATCTCCACCACTACCACCACCACTGCCGTTACTTTCAGGGACAGCGTTAATTGTTCCCAAAAATGCAGGTTGCTGTCCTTCTGCTCCGTCCATAAAGAATCCAAAAACCCATGTACCTTCTACTGGACCAGTTGGCGACCAACCTATTCCAGAAGTGCTGGCACTATTTGCTGGCATAATTGGCATCGCCCACGGAAGATCATCAGTTGGTAACTGTTCTTTGTCATCTGTATGATAACCAAGAATTCGTAGTTTTACTCGACCAAGACGTAAAGGATCATCACGATCCTCGACACATCCGAAGAACCAATAGAAGTTTGAATCATTATTTGAAAAGAAATTATCTGTCATTTTTTATCTCACGTAATATAGGGGAGCGGATTTATTTTTCTACCATCTAACCAAATCTCAAAGTGTAGATGGTGTCCTGTCGATGCGCCAGTGCTATTGACTTTCATAATTGCTTCTCCAGCCTTGACCTTCTGTCCAGGTTTGACCATTATAGAACCTTCGATACCATGACCGTAAAAGGTTGTATATTTACCAGCATGCGCAATTTTAACACGAATCCCGCCACCTGCGTTCTTTCCACTACGTATACCTGGCTTTTGCCATCCTGCCAGTTCAACTGTGCCGTCTCTAGCAGCATAAACTGTCGTACCTTTTGGAGCAGCAATATCTACACCCATATGACTACTAGAACCAACCCCACCAGGAGATTTTCTTGGTCCAAATTTACTAGAAATGCTACCCTTACCGCCAGTTGGATGAGTCCAACCTGCTTTATTGACTGGTCCAGGAGATGACGGAGATGCACCATTTTCTTGTTCTGCTAGAGGCATATCAGAATTTTCGGAATTTTCATAAAGAGGAGGATTCGGTGGTGGCGCACGTTCAATTGCTTGGAAGGATGTATGGAACGAATCCTTAGCGATTTCCAAAATCATATTGTGTGCGACTGGAGTAATTTTATGGTGGATGGCAGTGATCATCCAAACACCAGAAAGGAACGGATCCCATTGGTTTTTCGGATCTGATTTATCTGCGCCATCTCCAACTTTAGGATATTTGAAGTGAATGATCTTACCAACTTCAGCATCCGTTCTTCCAGGAACCGTGATGTGCATACGCAATCCAGAAATATCTTCTAGAACACTTTGACGCATACCCAACCATTTATCTGGCGTATAATCTAGCATCTCATCATCGCTTGTGGTAAGAACTTTTCTATGCACTGGACGAAAGAAACGCTTAGACAATGCGGAACGAGTTACGTTCGCAGGATATGTCATATTATCTTTTGATTCCTCATCAAATGTTGCTTTACCATTTTCAACTCGGTAATTTTCCATATGGATGATGTCAGGATATGAATATGAATAGTCATGCGGTATATTTGTTGCTTCTTTAATCATAATATCGAAAACTGTAGTAGTGCTGGCAAATCTTCCGTTGTCTTGTGACTTCAGAATATCGACCTGCTCATTAAACCGAATATCAGATACAGTACTAAATCCCTTGTCTAATCCAGGTTTCATCGTATGTAATGTTTCATCATCAACCAAATCGATTAAAGGATTAAGAGGTTTCGGTAAATACACATATTCTGCAAATATAGAACTGAGATCTAACTGACTCTTAATTAAATTGTCAATAGAAGTGAAGTAAAATCCTGTCTTCGTTTCATAGAATAAGAAACTGGGTCCCTTTTGTTTTGCGCCAATAGATCTCTGTGCAACATAGTTGAGGCAGCGAAATGGTGACCACATATTTGCCACGAAGGCAATCTTACCTTCATGTGGAGTATCCGCGATAACCATTGGGGTTTCGTCTTTATTATCGATACCGCCGAAACAGCGTTTTTGTTTTAAATACTCTGTGTATAGTTTGTCTGCAATTTCGTCTGTAGTACCCTCATACTTTTTACTGACTTGAGTGACATTATCACTGACTGCTTCCATAGAGCAGAAGTATAATGTATACATTTGTTCACGGTCAGCGTTGAGCATTCTATTCTTAATAGAATAAATTGAGAAGGTCTTTTTTATGCTTTCGCCGTATCCATCACCAAAGGTTGGAGTTTGTATCCAAATATTTAAGAGTTCGTCGCCCACAAGAGGTAAACCAGATATAAGTTCTTTAGAATCTACAAGCATCAAAACACCCTGTAGTGCGTTCGAAAATATATCTTCGTAGATATTTAGTTCGACAACAAAACTTTTGATGTCAAGAATGTCACCGTTGACACTCATGATCTCAACAGTCTTAAATGTTACGTCACCAGGATTTGATAATGCTTTAGAATTGGTTGCCATATTATACTCTAATTATTCGTTGGAATTCCGAAACAAATCTGCCAACTAAAATCTTTGGAATATACTTTATTTCTCGTTTGTCTTCGTTCAATTCAAATTCATAATCCCAGTTTGTAACGGATTCATGTTCACCAGATGAAATCTTTGCTGAATTGTAATCAACAATAATTCCTTTCGGAACACCTTGAGATGCGAGTTTATCTGTTGTTCTGTAATGATGTACTGCTTGATAGATATTATTCTCACCATACTTTTCTAAGCAATAAGAATAAAGATCTCTTTCTTTTCTCGGCCATTCTTCACGAACATCAACGATATTATTGATCAACAATAAAATCCAATGATAATCTTCTCTCTCATACATTTTAAACGCCAGTAATTCCGGAGTTTCTCCATCTTGAACATACGTTGTTTCTAAAAATTCTACATTTTTAATAGGAGTTTGGGGTGCGACACGCAAGAAAATATCCGTAACACCTTTAAATGTGCCATCGAACTTACCTCTGAGTACTGGAAATTGTCTGAAATACATTTTAAAATCCTTGATAAACTCTTTGTGCGGTCATCAGTTCTAGTTCTAAAAATTCTAATCGCATAGTAGCATGTGTTGGCATACCTTCTTTGAAGGTTGTAAATCCAGTATCGCTACCATAGTCTACTGTCATACCAGTAAGAACGCAAGTGGAAATTTTACGAACATATTGATTCTCTTTTCCTGCATTATAATAAACGATAGAAAATTCTGATGGATAGTTAAAGAAGTATCCCGAGTCTCTAAGTTCTGGGTGCATATGATATGCGAACTTTTGAATGATTCCCATACCATCTCCCGCAGCACCAGTTCTACGAGTAAAAATTGCCTCTGCTTCTTTTAAACTTCTTGGGGCGAAATTGTATTCAAAAACAAATGATCTATTCTCCATTGATTTAAAAAATTGTTCTTTGTATGGATTCGTCACGGTTTTGGTATTAGATTCCAATACTTTATTAACATCTAATGCATTATCACTCAACACTTTCGAAAGTTTACCACCAGAACGTAATGCCAGTTTCATGTTATCTGTACTTAGCGGATTAATTGCACCCAGTAAAGATTGGTTACCAGATCCGATCGCACCGAGCAACGTGCCCATTTCATCTGCTTTCCAATTTGCTTTATACCCAGAAGACATTTTATTTTCAGGCATCTGAAGAGCAATCGCACCAGCACCTCGATATAGTTCCTGACTTCCTGATAATGCGCCAATAGCACCAGCACCTGCAGCACCTACTGCTCCCTTAGCAATTACAGAGGTAACGCTACCAAGTATACCACCAAGAGTCACACCACCTGCATTTTTGCCTCCGCCTTTAGTCAATTGTTCAGCGATACCAAGACCAGTGCCAATACCTGCACCGAGAGCAGCCGCCACTTTTGTGGCGTTTTTTGGATCGACTCCATTCTGTGCGCTCTTATCAAAAACAGGGGCACCTGCATTTTTAAAATTTTCACCCAGACGTGAACCTTCTCTTACCAGTGGGTAGAAGATAATATAATGGGGAGACTGATCTTGCAAATCAAGTGGATATCGTAATATCTTATCGTTAATTCCGCCAGTGGCCTGAACAAATGCTTCTCTCGCTGCATCTGGTGGAGGTGGTCCTGGATCGTTTGACACTTATAAATATCCTTTAGATTGGTTATTTTCTTATATTTATATGGTTTATTCAAGAGATTCCTTAAAAGGTAGATACAATATTCAAAAACCCAATAAGTATATTGGGGATCCGACCAACATCATTTTCCGTTCCAGTTATGAATTGAAGTTTATGAAGTGGTGTGATGCAAATGATAGTGTTTCCGAGTGGGGTTCAGAAGAACTTGCAATACCATATAGATCTCCTGTTGATGGAAGATCCCACAGATACTTCGTCGACTTCTATATCAAGGTAAATGATCAACGTTATTTGATCGAAATTAAACCTGCCAAGTTTACACAGGAACCAAAAATCCCAAAACGAAAAACAAAACAGTTTCTCCAAGAAGTAATGACTTGGGGTGTGAATCAAGCAAAGTGGAAAGCAGCAACTGAGTTCTGTCTAGATAGAAAGTGGAAATTCCTGATATTAACTGAAAAAGAATTGGGAATAACGAATAAATAGTTATTATGGCAAATCCGTTCGAAACCCTTCGTGCTAAAGCTGGAGATGGACAAAAGTCTATCTGGTGGTATATGCGCAATGCTCAAAAATTAGTCGGCGCGAGTTTATCGCCGACTACAGCAATGCAATCTGATATTGGAGAACTAAAGTCAAACATCGAAATTGGTTCGATGTATATGTATTATTACGACCCAAAATGGAAAAACGAATTGCCATTCTATGATGCCTTCCCGTTAGTGCTGCCATTCGGTCCAGCACCTGGAGGGTTTTATGGTATCAATCTACACTATGCACCATATTTAGTTAGAGGAAAGATTCTAGGCGAATTGTTAAAATTCGCAGACTCAAAAACACTTAGTCCTACCACTAAAATTAGAATGTCATATCAAATGTTGCAAGGCATAAGCAGCGCAAACGAAGTAAAACCTTGCATCAAACATTATTTAACTACACATGTTCAATCAAGATTTATGAAGATAAATCCATCCGACTGGAAAAGTGCCATTTTTCTACCTCTTGAAGCATTCCAGAAAAAAACAAAAGAAGAAGTATTCAGAGACTCCAGGAGTAAATATTAATGGCAGGCAATGGCCTCAAAGAATTCCTCGCAGAAGTTGGCAAGAAGGACTTGGCAAGATCGGACAGATTCGAAGTAATTATCGGAACACCGAAATGCTTGAATGGTATAACAAATAGCGTCACCAATGCAATTTTGGATACTAACATTCCAATCTTAAATTTTACCTTAAACGATGCGACGAAGTTTCTTGCTGGGTCGAAAAACACCCCAGAAAATGCTAACACACAGTATATTTCGCTTATGTGTGAAGAAGCAATATTTCCTGGTTTGATGATGGGATCTAAACCATACAAGTATAATAACCGAGTTGAAAATCGGGCAACGTTTTTAGACTACAATGGTGAATCTGCAACGTTTACTTTCCTTTGTGATAAAGACTGGAAAGTAAAGAAATACTTTGACACATGGATGCGCGAAATTGTGGATGAAAACACGAGATATGTTAATTACTATGAAGACTATACATGTCAAATAGAATTATACTCATTGAACCAAAAAGACGAAGTAACCAATAAATGGATCATCGAAGAAGCATGGCCGAGATCAATGGCACCTGCATCATTGGCATGGTCCAATACACAATTTGTTAGACTACCAGTAACCTTTACGTTTAGAAATTGGTATCAGGATCAAAATGTTGTGCAAAGAGGTGCAAACTTTGTTGGTAAATTGCTTGGACAACAGAACACTATACCTGGAGGTTCCAGTTAAGTCAGTTTTTATATTTATTAGGAGAATATTATGTTACCTGTCATGGAAACACCAACGTTTTACATTGAAATGATTGGAACTAAAGAAAAAGTTAAATTCAGACCATTTTTGGTCAAAGAAGAAAAATTATTAATTCTCGCATCTGAATCTGAGGACCAAAGTGAGATGCTGAACGCGATGCAAGAAATTACAAATGTTTGTAGTTTCGGCAAACTGGCAGGCAGCGAACTACCATTCTTTGAACTTCAGAATATCTTCATTAAACTTCGATCCGAATCTATTGGTCAGGTAACTGAGTTTAATTTGGTCTGCGGTGAGTGTGGTCACAAAACTGGAGCGGAACTTGATCTGACGACAATCAAACCGACACTTACCGACGGACATACAAATAAGATTGACGTTGGCAATGGTCTTGGAGTTATTATGCGATATCCAACCGCACTCGATATGAAAGGTGATTCTACAACATACGATCTGGTTGTTTCTTGTATCGACAGTGTATATACTGCCGAAGAAGTTTTCACTACCAAAGACATTCAAAGAAAAGAAGTAGAACAATTTGTTGACAATCTAACTTCCGAACAGTTTAAGAAGATTACAGAATTCTTCCTCTCTATGCCCAGAATTGAACACAAGATCGAATATGATTGTGCAAATTGTTCAACTCACAACGTTGTTTTCCTGGATGGAGTAGAAAGTTTTTTCGAATAACCCTTTCTCATGATAACTTGAGGAATCATTATAAGACCAACTTTATTTTAATGCACGAGCATAAATACTCATTAAGTGAACTTGAAAATATGATGCCTTGGGAAAGGGAAGTTTATGTTGGTTTATTGTCATTACATTTAAAAGAAAAAGCAGATAAACAAAGGCAGCAGTATTAATGGAACCTAACTCCACGTCGGAAAGATTTGCCAAGGTTATAGAAACCGCCAAGAACAATTCAAGTTCTGGGGCAAAACCAATGCAGTCAGACGACAGGGATAAACAGTTTTCTGAGATTCGCAAACTTCTTGATATTAATAAAAATAGACCTTCAGATATCCAAGCATCCGCGAGATTAGTCAATAGTTTTGTTGAATCTATTGAAAAGAATACTGACGACACACTAAGATCATTAGAGAAGCAAGATAAGAAACTATTAGAAGATACATTGGATGCAATAACAAAATTGCAATTCAAGACAGTCGAAGAATTTAAAAACTCTCTAAAAGATATTAACGACCTTGCAGCAAAAATGATTGCTAGAAGCGAGAGCGATGGACCAAAAGAATTTGGTGATATTGGAAAGAATCTTCAAAACCAAACACTAGAGGAACGTTTTAAGTCAGAAGGATTGACTCTAGAGGGAAAAGACGACACATTCGTTAATCGTCTGAAGAATAGTATGTTTGGCACAAATAGAGAACCTGGAAAAGAGGGGCAAGTTGTTGGACTCAAAGAAGGTGCCAGCAATTTCAAACAGGACTTCAAAAAAAGTTTCATGGATGGGTTTGCACCAAAAAATGGTGTTCTTGGTGGATTATTTCGGTCACAAGAATCTCGCCGAGAAGAAATTCGCAACGAGGTAAACCAATCTAACGAAAAGGTCTCAGAAGTAGAACGTTTGAAGAAAATGTTTTCCGAGGCAATTAATAATGAGACGGAAACCAAACAGTCCACTTCTCAATCCACAAAAGAGTCTACCGCAGAATTTAAATCTGTTGATAAAATGGTAAATCTTACCGAAGAACAAAAAAAGATTCTAGAACAGCAGGGTATCAAACCAGCTTCCGAGAAAGATTTTTCGTATAGAAAAGATGGTAAACCTGTCTCGATGGAAGAGATTAATAAAACCCTCGAAACAAAGTACAAGGAATCACAACAACCAAAGGTAAAGATTCAGACTGCCAAGGTTGGAGTTGCACCCGATGAAAAGAATGATGTTGCATCTATCTTACATGACATCAAAGATATTCTAGTAGAGATTAAAGATAAGTTATTCGATAAAAAACGTGCTGGTGTTGCACCTTCTGGTAAAAAACAGTTGGATCCAAATTCTAATGTAAAAGAAGTTATGACTCGCAATAAAGCAGCACAAGTAGAAGCAGAACAAGCATCTGCTAATGCCGAAAAACGTGCGGAAAATATTGATAAACAAAACACCGAAAAGGCATCTGCGAAAGTTGAAGCAAAAGAGAAATCCGAACCAAAGGTAGTTATCGGCGGAACAGAATCTGCAAACACTAGAGTTACACCAGAAACTCCTACAACTGGCAACGGTGAACAAGGTGAAGGTGGAGGATCTCTGTTTGGCGGAATCGCTGCTGGGTATGCTGGTTTCAAAGCTGGCGGTCAGGGTCTATTTAAAAAACTAGAAAATCAAAGATACTCTAATCGTCTCTCCAACTTTGGTGCAAAAGCAGGTGGTGTATTCGAGAGAGGCACCAATGCAGTAGATGGTACTGTTGATCGAGTAAGGGGAACTGCAAACACTCTGAGAACAAAGGCGACTGACCTTGTTAAAAACAGAGGTTTGCGAGCAGAACAATTACTAGACAAGAATGGCAGACCTCTTGCTGGTGCTGCTAAACAGTCTCGAATTGGTAAAGTGATGCGAGATCGTATTGCGGGAGTTACTGAAAGTGGTAAAGGGATGTTTAATAAAGCATCTCAATTTATCGGCAAAAACACTGCAAAGGGTACTGCCGCTGGTAAAATTGCTGAGAGTGGTATGGGCATGCTCAGTAAAGCAAAAGGTGCTATCGGCAAGGTCGCAGAAAAGGGAATGTCTAAAGTTAGTGGCAAGATTGCTACAAAGGGTGCTGCTAAAATAGGCGCAAAGGCAGTTGGTAAATCTCTCCTAAAGAAAATCCCAATCATTGGTGCAATCGCTGGTCTCGGATTTGGAGCGATGCGAGCACTACAAGGAGACTTTGCTGGTGCTGCTGGTGAAGTAGCGTCGGGCGTTGCTTCTACTGTTCCTGGAATGGGAACTGCTGCATCTTTCGCCATTGACGCTGGACTTGCAGCAAGAGATATTTCAAGAGAAGGTGAATCCACTGAAGGTTCAACAGAATCCGTCGACGGAGCAAGAGCAGAAGGTGGACCAGTGTCTGCTAATGGTTCTTATCTAGTTGGTGAAAATGGACCTGAGTTATTTTCTCCAAATTCTGCTGGAACGATTAAAACCAATCCAGTTACTAAGAGTGATTTGGAAACAGGAAATAATACCGCCGCAGCGAATCTAAAAGAAATGACTGAAAGTGCAAAAGAAGATACTGCACCAGTTATCAATGTTCCTCCACCAACTGTAATTCAACAACCTGCTGCACCGTCACAAAATGGTGGTGGCGGATCTCTACCAATGGATACAGTAAGAACTGAAGACAGTAGTTGGCAACGATTCCAAAATAGAAGATCTTTCGGATAAAAAAAGGGGGACTTAATTGTCCCCCTTTTCATTTTATTCGTCCGCGAGACTCGAGAAGTAACTCATCGTGTCATCATCAGAATCTTCTTTCCAAGGTGGAGTATCATCTACCTTGGACGCTGCTGGTGCAGACTTCATCTTAGTTTCAACGAACAGTTCGTCTTCGGCATCAAGCGGATTAGACTTTTCTGCTGTAGGAACACGAGAAACGCCAGATAGGACTAGGTTCAACTTGTTCTTCAGTTCGTCGTATGACTTGAAGTTTGAAGGATCCAGAAACGCTGCAAGCGAATGGGTCTTACCCCAAATCTGTTCCAACTTATCTTCATTTTCGTCGAGAGGAGTTGAACCGTCGAATTCCGACTTATCGTAGTTACGATAACCTTCAACCTGACGAATGCGCAACTTAAAGTTAGCACCTTCCCAGAGGTCGAATGGATTGACTGGTTTCTCGTCTTCAAACGTAGGTTGCATCACATCCTTAATCTTATCGAAGATCTTCTTTCCGTACTTATACAGGAAGACCTTACCTTCGTTCTCAGGATTCGCAGGATCGCGAATAACAAGAACGTTTGAGATGTAAGAAAGGCGACGCTTTTGCTTACGAGCAATTTCCTTGTTCGATTCGATACCTGAATTCCAAAGTTCGGAATTAAGTTCGCCTACAGGATCTGGTTTGTTAAGAGTAGTAAGTGAGTTTTCGATATACCACTTACCAGTTGGACCTTGGAAACCATGGTCCCATACGCGAACCCACGGAAGTTCTTCACCTGCAGGAGCAGGGAGGAAACGAAGCACTGCTTGACCGTTACCTGTCTTATCGACAGTCGGTTTCCAGAGACGATCATCATCGCCACGTTTTTCTGTGGTGGGGTTTGCGATTGACTCGACTGCCTTCATGAGAGAGTCGAAATTTCCACGTTGCTTGCGGAGGTCAGATAGAGAATTATTTGACATATGTATTGTCCTTATGTTTGCGTTGTATGTTTATTTTGACGTTGTATCATAATAAAAGTCGTCATCGAAATCATCTTCTCGACTACCAATATATTTATACAAGTTGTTTTTGCTTTTACGTATTTTATTTACGTCTTTTTCATTATGTCGAATGCGGTTGGAACCACGGTCTTCATAATCGCTTCTACGAGACTTACCCATAGTTATTTTACCACCGTCCCAATCTCCTGTTCTAGTTGGCGGATGTAATGCCCCTTATCAATTTTGACAAAGGGTTTATATTTCTTTACCAAATGCACGAAGTCATTCCAAATAAAATCATTCGATAAAGAACTATAATCGTTATTCTCTAGTATACCTATTTTTGCCAAAATAGCAATAGATTCT